ATGATAGCATGTTATCCTAATTTATGTAAAAGGAAATTTACAGATACAGAACATATGCGCTACAATATTAACAGATTCAAAATAAGAAAGGGGACTGAAAAGATGGGAGAATTCACAAAAGAACCAGGTGGTGGCGGTTTGAAGCATAAGACAGATCCAGGGACAGGATGGAAAACAATAGCTGACCCAGGTAGTGCAGGCGGAAACCCGTTGATGCGTGATCCTGGTGCAGGTGGAGGGTACAGAAAAGATCCTGGTACCGGAATTGGGAGTATTCAAAAATTTGGTCCAGGAACTGGTATATAAAAAAGAGCCTATTGGCTCTTTTTGTTTTAGAGATTATATATGAAAAATATATAAGTTATAATATTAATGTATTACTAAACACGAAAGGGGAATGAAATATGAGAAAATTCATTGAAGAACCAGGTGGTCATAAAACTACTGACCCTGGTGGTGGATGGAAATACAATTCTGATCCAGGAGTTGGTGGAGGATACATGAAAGATCCAGGAACAGGTGTGGGCGATAGTATAAAATTCGATCCAGGTACAGGAGTTTAATAAAAGGAGCCATTCGGCTCTTTTTTTTGTTTCAAAAAATTTTCTCAACATTTTTTCGGAAAACAAACAAGAACAAAGGTTCTTATAATGGTACAATGTTTATATCAAAGAAATTGATTTTTTGAAAAAAACTTTCTCAATATGAGAAACGCGGAAAGTTCTAAATCTTATGATAAACTGATTTTAATAAAAAAATATAGAACTAAAAAAGACCCATAGCACATCATTATAGTGTGCACCCACTATAATGATGTTCACCCTAATGCGGATAGGGAAAACTCTTGCCATGAGTCAGCTCAAGTATAACATAATCTCAGAACAAAATTCTTCTATGGTACGTTTTTTTCTATTGAGAAAATTCAGGGAAGGTGTCTTGTGTTCTGAGGAGGATTTAAGATGAAGAATATGTTAAACATTGAAGATATCATTTCAACAGATGATTTTAACTCAGCAAAACTTTCAAAATTAACAAGTTTATCTCAATCAAATTTATGGAAAACAATAAATGGAAAAGTACCAATGACTTTTACAAAATTGATGAAAATTTTGAGTGGAATAGAATCTGAAGTGAAGAAGATGGAAGTAGTTAAAAGATTTTTAAAGCTAACAAATAAAGAATCTGATATTCGGATTGCAATGTATTATTTATATTTATCAGGTTATATAGAATTACTAAACAATCTACTTGTTAATGAGTATAAACAAACACTAACAAATAATTACAAAGAAATTTTTAAGGTTGGTATAGAGAGACAAACCAGTATGTTGCGTTCAGGAGAGTTTCTTAAAGAAATAGAAACATTACGTACAAAAGTTAATTTAAATAAACCTGGAGTTAACATTTTAGTAAATACTTTAAGTATATATGGATATTTTGACATGGGAGCTTACAATGTTTTAACAGTATTACAAGGAATGATACAAGAAAAAATAAATGAAATGCCCAATAGTCTAGAAAAAACTTTAAATAAAGTAGAGTTAAATATAATATGTGCTTATGCATATTTAATGCAGGATGAAGTTTCACAATCAAGGGAGTTACTGCAGAATGTACTAGAAGCAGAAGAAATTCCTTGTTTATTAAAAGCGACAGCATTAAGTATACTGGCGGAGAGTTATATTTTTAGTGAACCAAATAAATCCTTGCATTTTTTTGATATGTCAATTGCTGAATTAAAAAAAATAAAAAATAACAAATCATTACTAAAAAGAAAATTAGTGGAAAATACCATGGCATTTTGTTGTATTATTCATAATATTCCTGTAAAATCAGAATATATACATCATGATGCTGAAAGAGCGTTACGAAGTATTTCTCAGAATAAGCATGAAGATGCTACTGAGATATTACACAAGATTAATAATCGAACAGCAACTCAGGATTTTTATTTATCAGTCGCGACACAGGATCAGGAATTACGACGTAAATCGTATCACCGCTTCTTAAAGGATGGAAATTTATTTTACATAAAAATATTTGATATTTTAAAATAAGGAGAAAGTGCCAATGAAAAAAATAGTATCAGGTTTAATTATCGCGTGTACGCTTGCATTGACTTTAATTCCAGTATCTAACAATGATAATAGTGCTTTACAAAAGCAAGAAGAAACAAAAGTACTGAAGATGAAAGACCCAGGAACTTTAGGATAATTTATAATCTAAAATGCCATTACATCTATTGATGTAATGGCATTTCGTACGTTTATGGGAGTATTCATTTTCTTCATTTTGGAATTTTTGAATAATTAAGGATGGTGGGGGATACAATCATGAACAACCATACAGATGTACAAATAGAAGCAGAAGTGATTACTAAGAAGCTAAATGCATTGTTAGAAAAAGTCTACAATGGAGATGTAGAAGCGATTAAAAATCTTAATAAATTAAAAAAAGCGATGGATAGCAATTAAGCTATCTATCGCTTTTTTATAACTCATTTTTAATCATATTGATTATTTCTTCCCGCTTTTGTGGATCAAGGTTTTCTATTTGTAATAGCAACTTTTCAAGATCACTTGTGAGCATTATTGATTTATTAAAATCTAAACTCTTATGTTCTGATATTCCCATGATGTAATCAGCAGAAACTCCAGATAATCGAGACATTTTTTCTACAGTTTCCCTGGATGGATTTCTTCTTCCATTCTCATAGAGTGAAATCATCGTCTTTTTTGCATCTAAAGCTTCTGCAAATTCACGTTGACTCATTTTAAGCATTTCTACACGTATCTCTTTAATTCTTTTGCCGATCACATTACTTTCCAATGAATACATCCTCCCCTTTGAAAAAGATCCCTTATATAGAATGTAACAAAAAGGTTTGCTATAAGACAACCAAAACTTTTTTGAATAAACAGGTTGCTTCAAGCAAACCTTTAGTGTATAATCGAATTAACAAACAAGATGAAGGTGATAAAATGATGGTACTTGACACCGAAAAAGTTAAAGCCTTAAGGACACAGTTAGGTTTTAGTCAAAGCTATGTAGCTAAACATATTGGTTACAGTAACAAATCTATCTACTGTAACTTAGAATTGGGAAATAGGCAACCAAGTATAACAAAATTGGTTTTGTTGGCTAAGTTGTTAGATGTGAAAACAGAAGAAATCTTAAAGGAGTCTATATAGGACGACTTATTTTTTTGCATAAAGGTTTGCTTCAAGCAAACCTAGTGTGCAAATTGCATCATTTATTATTTCAATAAAATTTGTTAATTATGTACCAAATAAAAAGGAGTGTTAATTATGTACCAAGTTAAAGAGTTGCCATTCGCTTTAAAAGCAGATGACGTAAAAGAGTTTCTTAACATCTCTCGCTCATCAGCGTATGCGTTGATGAACAGAAAAGATTTCCCGACAATTACGATTGGAAAAAGTAAACGTGTTAAAGCGGAAGATTTTCTTAAATGGGTTGAACAACAAAAGGAGGTGTCACATTAACATGAATCCAGCGTTGGTTGAAAGTTCATTCAGTCTTTTCATTACAATGTTGGTTATTGTGTCAGTCTTTGGAGGAATTGCAGTCGCAGGAAGCTTCATCGAACGTCTTATCAATGAGAATGAGCGACTTGAAGTGGAAAACAAGAAATTACGAAAGGAGAAAACGGTATGAATTTATCCAATCGTGTTCTACCAAAGCATATTGAAGCGGCAAGAAAATTAACTTCATTTGTAAATCATTGCGTGAAACAACAAAAATATGCATTAGCAGCGAATGATGAGCTAACTTTTTATTGGTGGGTTAAAGAAGGACGTCGTGCTAGACGTGAACTTGCGGAAATGTATCGTGAAAAAGAAATACACGATCAAGAAAAAGAAAAGGACTATAAAAGTATTTCGGGGATTATTCAGCGATTACAAAGTCAGGGGATTAATGCATCAGCAGTTGAAAGAGCACACTACATAACCTTGGAAGGAGGATGATACCGATGGTTTACAACAAAATTAAATAAAAAGACCCCTGTAGCAGCAGGAGTCTATTAAAAAATAACACTTATTTTAAGTATATCACTGAAAGTGAGGAAATAGTACATGCAGATTAATCAAGTGCCGTTTCGAGTACTGTTACCTCAGCAATTTTGGGAACAAGCAAATAGCGAAGAAGAATTAAATCAGATGATTGAACAATATTTCAGTGTAGGTTATCCAAATTATGAAATTCAAGAAATAGTTGAAGATGATAAATATCATTTAGCGATTTGTACAAGGGAGGATTAGCTAACATGGCTATATTTAGGCAGGTACACACATCATTTTGGAATGATGTCAAAGTGCAAGAAGAATTCACACCAGAAGATAAGTTCTTTTTCCTATATTTATTAACGAATCCACAAACAAAACAAATCGGTGTATACCAAATAACTAAAAAACAAATAGCTTTTGAAACTGGATACTCACCAGAAAGTATACGCTCATTGATTCAGCGTTTTGAAGATTATCACAAGTTGATTAAATATGATGATCAAACAAGAGAAATAGTTATTTTTAATTGGGGTAAATACAACCTAAAGAGAGCTGGTAAACCTATTGAGGATTTAATAAAAAAAGAGTTGAAAGATGTCAAGAACGTTGAGTTGCTTGTTCCAATTTATCACCATATAGAACAGCCATCTATAAAGAATATATTCGCTGAATTCTTATCTAATCACGAATCAACGAAGCATGTAACGAATCGTGGTACGAATCGTATACCGAAGCGTGGACAAGAAAAAGAAGAAAAAGAAGAAGAAAAAGAAGAAGAAAAAGAAAAAGAAGAAGAAGAAGAATCAGTAGCAGAAGATCTCGCAATCGATTTTTACATGAGAAATTTTGGTGTCATTTCTTCATACATGGGAGAAGAAATCAATCAATGGGTGGATGATTTAACTCAAGAATTAGTGGTAAAAGCAATGCAAATAACACTAGAAAACAATAAACGTAGTTGGTCGTATACAAAAGGGATTTTAAAGGATTGGCATAGCAACAACTTCAAAACAGTTGCAGATGTAGAAGCAGCCCAAGAAGAATTCCGTAGACAACAAAAAAATAAAAAACGAATTGGAACTGGTTATACAACACGAAAAGAAGTCGTACCGGAATGGCTACATCAACAGGAAGAACCTGATCCAGTACAACAGCAAAATCAGACTACAAATACTGTTGAAGAACGTAAACGTTTAGATGAAGTATTGCAAAAATATAAAAAAAATAAAGAGGAGTAAAAAAATGAAAAATACTGGGATTGTAAGAAAAGTAGACGAGCTTGGTCGTGTGGTTATTCCAATTGAAATGCGTAGAACATTAGGGATTTTTGAAGGAACATCTTTAGAAATCAATGTGTATGGTGAAAGTATTTTTATAAAAAAACTTGAGAAAGCTTGCCTGGTAACGGGTGAGCTTTCAGATGAAAATATAGAGCTATTAGATGGACAAATCGCACTCAGTCCAGATGGGGCAAAAATATTATTAGAAGCCATTCTTCAAAGTGAAGAAAAAAGAGGTGAAGTAGTAAATGGATCTACAATTTAAATTCAAATTACAAATCGATGATGAGCATTGGAAGTGTACGCAAGAAATTATTGCTTTTGATGAGATGGACGCAAAGCGTAGATATTACCGCACTTTTAAATATGGTTTTTACGGAATGGAGTTTGATGACTTTATTAAGCATGTGAAGTGTGAGAATTTGGGGCTGGTCAATTTTGCACAGTTATTGAAAAAGGAAGCACAGTTTCAACGAATGTGTAAAAAACGGAGAATACCTTTTGCCTATATTGGTATGGATGTTCAAGTTTTAGGACGAAAGGGAAAAATCATAGGTAACTGTAAAAATAACTTGCTTGTTTTATTTGATGGAGATACAGAAGCATACAATTGCGATCCAAGATTTGAGGTTGCATATTTTGATCAAGATGGCCAGATTATTAAGGATACAAGAAAAGGTGTTTATGCAGTTTAAGATTACTAGTTTCATAAGGGAGCGTAGAGGTAAATGGTGAAGCAGTTAAACATTTTTGATATAGAGCCGGAAATTGTTCAGTTTGATATTAGTAAAGCGAATGTAAAGAGGGGAACTGGACGAGTTACATATGCAGATGTGCGCGTCCAAGTTCCCAAGAATGCAAAATGTACGGATGAACTTCCGCGTAAAACAACTCCAGATCATCGTTATGAAATGTTTGAACAATATGCAATGGGAATTTGGAGGTTTCAGCGTGCGATGGACAATCTATTCAACTGGGAAGCAGCAGAAGAACTTTGTAAGGCAGCAAGAGATCATAAAGAAGCTATTCCAGTAAGAGTGTATTTAGGAAGTGGGTTTAAACCAGATGTTGTTGAGTATATGAAATAGGAGAGCGGGACATATGAAAAAAGAAATCGATGTTACAAATAATAAAATCTATATTGTTAAGGATGGAAATGTCTGTCCTATTGATCCGCCAGCTAGTGGTTACGGTGAACAAGTTGCTATTTGGCAAAACGGAAAAGTTGTTCGCGTGGATACTAAGTTTACTGAAAAGATAAAATAATCAATCTGACTAAATAAAAAGGGAGATGCACATATGGGAGTAGTAAAACAACATGAATGTATGAAGGAATCTCGTTTAAAGATATACATTGCTTTAGAGGAAGCAAATTTCATTTGGGATGAAAGAGATGTAATTCGATTTCGTGAAATGTGGAATTCTGGCATGAGTTTACCGGATATGGCAAAGGCATTAAGAAGACATCAGGCAGAAGTTGCTCTTCTCGTCATAGATCAGGCGGATAAGTATCAAATTGAACAACGTCCTACTGGATTAGGGATTTGCTAATAAAATATGTGAGGAGATAGGGAGAATGGAAATGAATAAAACATTCGAATATGGATTCGGGGCAATTGCGGTAACAATGTCGAGTCTGGAATCGCGCGGGGAAGACATGGAGTCATTGTGCTTAATTGATATTACAGAATGTGTGAGTGCAGATGAAATTTCTACGATGGATCAGAAAGAGTTAGGACAGTATATAGAGTTTTTGCAGGAAGTACATGATGAAATGATTGAGATCGATAAGAAAGAGGGGGAGAAAGCAATGAAACCAGTTGAAAACGGTACTTACGAAATCACTAAGTTATTAGCTGAAACAAAACAAAAATAAAGGGGTGACGGTATGGAAGCGAGACACGTTTATTTGTACGAGGAAGCAGCGCGGCACGAACAAGAGCAAGCAAATAAACTCTTTAGCAAGGTACAACAACTTGAATCACAGCTACTCATAGCAAAGTCACAATACAAGCACCATAAAGAAGAGAGCGAACGTTTACAAATAATGGTGAAACGATGGAAGGAGCAGGAGAATGAGATTAAGAGTAAAGGTTAAGAAAGTGAACGAAGCAGCGGAGCTTCCAAAGTATGCAAGAGAATTTGATGCTGGTTTTGATCTTGTGGCAGTTGAGAATGTAGTTATTGAACCAGGGGAAACAAAGGTTATTCCTACAGGCCTAGCTTTTGAAATTCCACCAGGTTACGAAATGACGGTACGTCCTCGAAGTGGTATATCACGAAAAACAACGCTTCATGTAGCGCTTGGAACGATAGATAGCGGTTTTAGAGGAGAAGTAGGAGTTATTATGAAAAATCTCAAAGCACCAATACTATACATCCCTCAAGGTGAAGATGAGTTATACCAACTAAATTGTAATTTACTTCATGATATTAATGGTGAAGGTGTACAGTTTTGTGACCAGTTGCCCAAAGGATCCTACTATATAAGAAAAGGAGAACGCATAGCGCAAGGCATTATAGCGCCAGTAGAAACAGCATGCTTTGTAGAAACAGATGAGTTGAGTGAAAGTGAGCGCGGAGCAGGTGGGTTTGGCAGTACAGGCGTAAAGTAAGACCAAATTTGAATTTTGTACAGAAACGGAGGGAACGAAAATGAGAGAAATCGAGTTTCGTGGGAAACCAATTGAAGATTATGGTGATACAAAATGGTTTTATGGTAATGCGGTCATAAATTATGAAGATAAATTAGCTTATATAGAGGCATCTGGTCAAGGTTTTGTACCAGTTGAATGGGAAACAGTTGGTCAATACACAGGGTTAAAGGATAAAAATGGCAAGAAAATTTATGAAGACGATTTAATTCAAAGGGACAATGGAGAGATAAGAAAAGTCTATTGGCATGAAGCTTTTGCTGAATGGGTAGCTACTGATTTCGGCGATGGGCTCCATATGTTTGCTCACGAAAGCGAAGTAATCGGCAATACTCATGACAACAAATAATTAACAGTTAATTATTAACAAAAGCGTTAATTTGAAAGGAAGTGTCACAAATGGAAGAAAGAAAACATCTTTTTGAAGATGGTGAAAAAGTTCGGATTATAGAAACTGGTGAAATTGTAACAGTAGATCATTGGTGGTTTGCGAAACCAACTGTAGAAGTAAGGCTCTTCACCGCACAATATAACATTGTAGAGCATCCTGGTACGTGGTTTGACGAGCGTGAATTAGAAAAGATTTCTTAACAAAATAGTTATTCTGCACAGAAATGAGGGGAATACGATGAAGATGGTTCGTAGGCGCACTGTCATTCGATTAGAGAAGCAAAGGAAAAGCGAAAATAGATTCAGCTCGGTTAAATGGAATGTACACATTAATTTAGGTAAGCGCAACTACCGCACCAAAGATATGTTAGGTGCGTATCAAGACATGCAAGCCATATCGAATAAAGTAAATAAAATTTTAGAAAGGGAGAATAAGAGATGAAAGTAATTTGCATTAAAGATGTAATCATGAAAACGGACGAAAAAAATGGTAAGTATTCTGGCAAACAAGCTTTTACAAAAGGGAAATTATATAAAGCGAGGCATCATACAACGACCTTAGAAGATCCGTGGACACCAGTTAAAGTATTACGCGCTACTAATGATTTTAATGACCTTCATATTATCAAACACTGTTATGAAGGAGCAGGCAATACATTCTTTGAAAATCATTTTTTAGAAGTTAAAAACTAAACAAAATTCTTATTTTGGAGGGGAACGGAATGAAAATCAAAGTAAATGAACAATCTCAACGTTTTTATTTAGCGTTTGAAAAATGGGAATCTGCAGTTGGGCATGAAATTAAAGTAGGTCAATATCGTTTTTGCGCTATTCCATTGAGTGAATCTATTAATATTTCAGAAGTAACATCTGGTGTGAATGCTATAAATATTCCGATGTCTCTTGAAATTAGGATGGTTACTGCGACTAAGGAAGAAACAATGAAGTTTTTTGAAAAAGTTGGTGAACGTCTAAAGAGAATTATTGAGAGTACAAAAGATTTTGATGATCGTCTTCAGAAAATGAAAAAAACGGCATTTGAACGATTAGGGGAAATGCCACCAATTGAAAATGTTGATATTGATTGGATATTTGAGAAGGAAAGTGAAATTGTACATTAAGTAATTGAACCAAATCCTTATTTCAATCGAAAGAGCGGGTCTTAAACAAAGATTGCTCAAGACCCGCTTTTAATATATACGATCAATTGTTGATAAATGGTAAAAACTGATCGGCATATTTTGTAGGTGTAAATTTAATTAATTCATATTCAGCAACTTGATTTTTATAAAAAGGATCTTCTTTTAATATTTCTTGGACAGCGGCCTCATCGTCTGAGTTAACTAAAATAACTCCACCTATTCTAGGATCACGTCGTCCAGAAAAAATGAAGTCGTTTCCTTTGTAATGTCTATCTAAGAAATCTACATGTTCTTGCATAAAATCTTCGACGACACTTAATGGTTTCACATACTTTAATAGAATTATAAACATAGCTTCATCACCCTTCTAGGTATATCGTTTTTTTATATTTACCATTATACACCTAAAATCTTGAAAATTATTCTAGTAAACCATAAAAATAAAGAATTTTTGTTTGAAAATAAGAGTAATGGATGTCTAGTTAAGTTGTTTTGCGAATGGTATGAATTTATTTCAAAACTATAGCAAGTGAAGTCTTAATAAAATCTTTATTTTAATAAAAGAAACCCCGAATGTCTGCGGGGCTTCTAAGGGTAATCGTCAAGTAATGACGTACTCGACTAATTAACCATATCATGAATTTTTTGGTAAAAATACTGGTAAATGTGTCCAAATGGATAAGGCCATCATTTTGAACCAAAACGCTATTTTAGTAACAAACAAATTAAAAAGGACCTGCTGTCTGGGGCAAGTCCTTTTAAAAAAGGTGACAGGGACTACATGAGACGTTATCTATATATTACTAGAGATGGGATGTAAATTCCATATGTTGGGTGTTGAGAAATAAAAACTTCATCTTGATGCAAAGGGGGCTAATCAATGAGTGTCCTAACAAGTACAAAGGAGTACGTTGTTTACAAAGGTGAGTCATTGGTATGTATGGGAACAATCCAGGAGTGCGCTCAACATATGGGCGTACTTCCTAAAACGGTTTGGTTTTATACGACACCATCTTATGAAAAGATGTTAGCAAAAAGGAAGCGGGCCCGAAATTATTTAACTGTTACGGAACTTGAGGAGGATGAGGGATGAAAGAGAACAGAACGCAGGAAATTAAAGAAACAGCATTTCATGCGCCGAAAAATGAAGATGGACATGAAATAACAGTTATCTATAAAGAAGATTTTGAATATCTGATTCGAAAATGTGAGCGTTATGACAAACTGGTGCAACAGTCTTTAGATGAAGCTTTTGAAGAACATTATAAAGAAGCTGTTGAGCGTGGTAAAAAGTTATAAAAATTTCATTTTGTAGCAAAGGGAATGGAAGATGAAGGTATTTAAAATGAACAATATTGATTGGGTTTGCGCTGAAACAGAAGAGCAAGCAAAGAATTTTTACACAAAAGAGACAGGTGTTGAAGACATTGATGTTAATGAGGATTTCGAAGGAGAAGTAAGCTTGCAAGAAAGGATGTAAGTAGATATTGATGAACTACTGCAAAGTGAACATAAAAAATTACAAGTAGGTAAAGTGACCGGCGACACTCATTTTGTCAGAAAAACATTCGAATGGGTAATTGATCACGAAAAGATTATAAGTCCATGTATTATTGCTTCTACAGAATATTAAAAGAGCAGCTAGCAAAAGCTAACTGTTTACCCAAAGAAATGGAGATAAGATATCCATTATGTAAATTAAATTAAAATATCTGTTATAAACACTATCATTCCTACAAGAAGCAAGAATTCAATTGAAATCGAGATTACATTTTTCTGTGGCCTTTTAAACTCTTTTATTAAAGTGAAAATGGCACCAATTGCTACAAAGGTGAAAACAATGAGATATACCATATCTGGCATTTTAACCACTCCTAATTAATGTTTGACTGAATACATTATATAACGATTTTTAGATATTTTAATAGTTATTAATGTAAATTAAGGGAAAATTAAGCGGAATGTAAACAAAATAATCCTTTTGTTGAAAAGGAGAATGGATAAATGAATGTGAAAAAACAGTTAGAAAATGTTGTTTGGCACATTGAAACAAATAGAAAAGTTTTAGGAGATCAAAAAACGTTGGATGATGTGTTAATTGCTTTAAAGAGAATGGCAAGTGAAGCAGAAGACGAAAGTGGAAATGTACGGTACTACGGAGGCGGACATCCATATAACTAAAAGAGCAGCTAGCAAAAGCTAACTGCTCATCTCGCGGGTAATACAATTATGGATAAAGCTATCGATGTAAACATAGTATGACCCGAATTTTAAATCTTATACAGAAAAAAGAGCGGTCAGTAAAAGCTAACTGCTCGGCTCCAGGGAGATTGGGGAAATATTATGGTATCTACAGTATTAACAGAATGTTTATTTTAAATCCAATCTACTAAAAGTAAACATCCCAGCTGATAAAATGGCTGCACCTACTGCAGAACCTAACCAGTCTCTCCAGCCTAATGTATTTAGAGGTGTATCTGTTAAATCCGTAATTAAGAAGATAACAAACATTAACGCACCGAATGCTAAGCATCCCCAAAATGTTTGGAAATATTCCTGCATCTTTTTTCGAAAGTTTTTCATGTAAATCACCTTTGTTAGTATTTTGTATAAATAAATAATGCCATATAAAGTAACGGAATTAAAGGTTTAATTTTTCTGATATGGAAATTTTTATATTTAAATTGAAAAAATAATTATTTGAATAGAAAGTGAGGTTAAGAGAAATGCCAAGTTTAAAGAAAAGAAAAATAAAGAAAGCTATTGCTCGTCGTGCAAAAGCTGTTGATAAATATAAAGTTGAAAATGCTTGGAGAAACATTTTTGTACAAGCTGGCATTTTAAAGTGAATGAAAACAGAATATAGTCCGACTAGAAAACTAGAGGACACCAATTCACTAGAGCAGCAATAAAGCTGTTTTAAGAATAGGTGTCCTCTTTATTTTGAAAAAGGAGATGGAGGTAAATGAAGGCTTTAAGAGATCAGTTACGTGAATGGAAAAAGCAAGTAAAGCAATCAAAAAAGAAAAAGAAGAAGAAACGAAATGAGAAATTGAGTACACGGGATATAGAGGATTTAATGGGAATTCGTGGACCACGATACGAGCGTAGACGCGGTGCATTAAGACAAAAATAATTAATAATAAAAAGGAGTGGTCTTACATGACTAAACAGTTAACGTTTTTACCAGAAATCAATCGTACAGCAACACAAGAGGAATTAGAAAATCTTCTTGAAGAAGTGCGTATTTATAGACAGTTTGGAATGATTCGTCAAGAAATGAAAGTCACTCCTTCTTATGAAATTAGATATCATGGTTCTACAAATACAGTTGGAAATCCTTTAGAAGATGTAGCATTGGAAAATGTGAAAAGAAGCAAGCGTGAACAATTCCTTAAAGATATGTCGTTTCGTATTGATCAAGCTTTAATTCGTTTCGGTAATGGACGTGCAGGAAGGATTCAAAGAGATATTATTAACAAGCGTTACTTAGAGGAAGAAGATATATGTGACTATATGGTTTATAACGAAATCGGTATGGCTGAACGTACTTATCGTCGTTGGAAGTCTAGGGCGTTTTATAATCTTGCTTTTGCTCTTAGATTGGAAGTATATGAGACAGAACAACCTGGAGGTGATGAATAATGAACTTTGTTCAACCTATTCGTGATCCAGAGCAAATACAACAAATCAAAGAATATTTAAAAGAGAAGAATGAACGTAATTATATTTTGTTTGTCATGGGAATCAATACAGGCTTACGTATAAGCGATATTTTAAAGCTCAAGGTTGGGGATTTAAAAGGCAGTCATATCTCGATGCGTGAAATGAAAACAGGTAAGCAGAAACGTATCCAAATTACAGCAGCGTTAAGAAGAGAGTTGAAATGGTACATTGAGGATATGGAAGATCATGAATATCTAATTAAGAGTAGACAAGGAAAGAATCGACCAATAGGAAGAAGCATGGCATATAAAATTCTTAGTAGCACAGCAGCAGAGTTTGGTTTAGACGAGATTGGAACACATACACTACGTAAGACATTCGGGTATCATATGTATATGCAGACGAAGAATATAGCTTTGCTAATGGAGATATTCAATCATTCATCTGAAAGAGTAACGTTAAGATATATAGGTGTAAACCAAGATGCAATGGATAAAGCAATGACTAGGTTTAAAATCTAATCATTGCTTTTTTATTTTAATCGTATACAGTTAACCATTTTTTTCGTGATGTGTAACTCAAAAGAGAAAGTATTATGAAGCTATGAATATCAATGTGTTTGGCGTTTGGCTTAGTTACACAAAATAGAAGATATGGGTAACTAGAAGTTATAAAACAATCTATGTATTGTGTATATTAGTTATAGATAATAAGGGGAAAAGAGGGACGAAAAATGGTATGTGAAGAGTTATTAGGTGAGTTAATCAAATATCAAATGCGTCAAAAGGAAAATCCAGATGTATTAAGAGTAAATCCGGATTATTATAAAATGTTACTAGAGCAGTTAGCATATCCTGAATGGCTGATAAAAAGGAAGATGAATAGGGTGAATCAAACATTACTAGGTATTAATATAGAAATTACAGGGAAAATAAAAAAGTTTGAACTGCAAAAAAATAAAAAGTTGGCAGAATCGTGACCGCTTTTTGGCAGTAAATGTGCCGGCTGTTTTGGTTTTACCGTGATATATTTGTATTGTGAGAAGTGGCGGAAAACACAACTCATAAAGATTCCTTTATATTTTGTCTAAACGGTTTCATTATGACGGCACATAAAATCCGAAACCAGCAGATGGTACTGATTGAATGCTACCGTTATTAAGGAGAGCTTTTGCTCTTCTTCCAGTTACTTAATAATGTGCAAACAGATTGTTGCTCCAGTATTAGGTGATTGGAAGAAGAATAAAACTTCATTTACCGTAATCGAAGTACAAATTAATATTTAATGAAAAAAGCATCCATTCGGGTGTTTTTTATTTTGGAATTAAAAGGTGGTGTAAGTAATGGATGAAATGTTACAAAACATCAAATTGAAAAAGAAGTTCAATCAATTATTTACTGATAATCAGGAATTAAAAGAAACAGTAAAAGTATTATCGCAAACTGTGGAAGACTTAAAAGCTACGGTTGATGATTTGCGAAAAGAATTAAATGAAAAAGTTAATGGCGAAAACATATTGGATGCTATTGTATATGCGATTGAAGAAGTAAAAGAGATTGATTAAAGGGGAGATAATGATGGAAGAACAGAAGAAAGTAGTGGCATCAGCTACAATCGATCTTGATACGAAAGAAGCTGATAAGAAGATTAAAGAATTAACCGCTGCGGCTAATGAGTGTGTAGAAGCATTTGAACGTTTAGGTGATGCTATTACAAATGTCGGTTCAATGATACAGATTTCAGATGCAAAAGAAATGAACCGAGGGGAACTTATAGAAGTCATGATGAAAGGTAATTCATGATTAAACCAATATCAATCAATTATCGTAGGCACTACTGCTGTAGGGTCTTATTTGTTGTTGAGAAGGAGATAGGAAAATGACTTGGTTAGATTTTCTTATTATCGGATTTCTTGGAGGTACTTCATGCGGATTGGTATTAAGTATGTTGATTGAAAAGTTTATTGATATGCGTTTTAAAAAAGAAAAGGCAATGTTTAAAAAATCATGGGAAGAACAGTTTCACAAGGAGTGAGATAAATGAAACTAACTAAACAAGAACAAGCGGTTATTATTGGTACAGTCATTGGAATGTATGGAGAGAAAAAGATTGGCGAACACATTGATCCTAATAAGTTAGATAAATTGGCTCCAGTCTTTAATGCAATGGAAGACAATACAACTCCAAAGCAAAGGCGAGAGGCATCTATTAGTTTGCTAGATAAAACAATCGATGAATTCCTTGAGAGTAAGGAGTGAGGGAATGAAAGTTCTTATTGTTTGTGGAGGAACGTTAGGCGAAGCATTTGATATTTTGCGTAAGGCTTTTATTAATATGGGTAAACAGTTTGAAGAATTAAACGAGATGATTAAAAGTTGCTCCATGTATGAGGAAGAAGTGGAATATAAAAAGCGTATTAGTTTTCCTCGAATGACTGTTAATGTAATGAAATCACAAGTGATGGATCGTAAGCCTAAATGTATTAGAGCAAGGACGGTGTGTTGATATGGGAAAACAATACTTTAATAAAGCTGTATGTTTAGTGTGTGAGCATACGGATAAAGTTTATCATCCATCTAAAGAAGAATATCAAGAAGTAACTGTTTGTCCTAAATGTAACGGTGCTTTTGTAGATATGTGGAAGTTAGAGAAGTACAAACAACATATCAATCAACATAAAGAATGTGAACATAAATATCGATTGATGGATAGCAAAACAACCACGATACAAGCTGACAATAGACAAGTATCTATCCATATCTTGGGGAGTTTCTATTGCGAGAAATGTCTGGATATTCAATTCCGTGGAAAGATTGAGGAAGGAGAATAATAGAATGCTATGGTTATTAGCTTATCTTATTGTTGGGCTTCTTTATACAACAATCAGGTTATATCCATCAATATGTAAGGTTGCACAAAAGAATATGGATGATGCTGTATGGTTGATAGCGACAATTGTTATATCGATTGCTGCTATCTTCTTTTTAATTCCATTCTGGATTATTTTGTTGGCTTTCGATGTAGCTAAGTTCTTTTATAAGTGGAGAGGTAAGCTTCATGAATGAATACAAAACCAAACAACAGAAGCGTAAGTTCTATGACAGTGGTGAATGGAAGAGTCTACGTGAACAAGTAAAGAAGCGTGACAACAATGAATGCCAAGAGTGTAAACGTAACGGCCGTGTTCGTACTGATACGAATGAATACAGTGAGAGTGCCAAGCGAAAGAAGATTCAATTGGTTGTCCATCATATCAAAGAGCTTGAGCATCATCCAGAGCTTGCACTTGAAATAGATAATCTCGAAACAGTTTGTGTTGATTGCCATAACAAAGAACATGGAAGAGTTTTTAAAAAGAAACCGAATAAATGGGAACATGATGAAAAATGGTAAAAAATAAATTAATTTTAATCCCCCCCTTAAAAAATTTTAACTTTTTTTTGAAAATGGGGCACCGAGGAGGGGGATACGATTTTCCAAATTTATGAGCGATTTCGCGCGTTATATCAAATTGGGAAGTAATGTAAATTAGGAAGGGGGGGAATATAGTGGCTAAAATCAAACGTGAAACGTTAAGAAAACGGATCGAAAAAGATTTAACCAATCAATTAAAAGAAAAAAAGATTGTGGGTAATCATTATGAAGACTTGATCCAAGACTATTTATCATTGTGGGATTTGAAGTGCATTCTTGTTGATGATATTGAAGAAACGGGAATAAAAGTATCTGGTATGCATGGCCCAAAGTCCAATCCTTCCATCAATGATTTACATAAAACCAATGACAGAATGATAAAGATTTTAGATGCACTTGGCTTAGAAGCATCGGCTGAAGAGCAGAAAACACCTTCAAAACCTAAGCGCTCTGTGAAAGATTTGACATGATTCAGAATCAGTATGTTAGTGAATATATTGAAATGTATCGGACAGGGAAAATTAAGCTGAATAAAGAGCGCATAATGCTAATTGAGTACCTGGAAAAACATATCTTAATACGCGATGATTTGTATTTTGATAATGAAATGCATGAAAACTATATAAAGTTTACGGAGAAATGGTATTTCAAATTACAACCGTTTCAAAAATTCTTAACAGCATTTGCATTTCTTTTTTATAAAGAAGATGATTCTGTTTTTTACGAGCAATTTTTTATTATGATGGCTCGTGGTGGAGGTAAAAACGGTTTAATTTCTTCATTATGTCATTTCTTTATTAGTCCATTGCACGGAATAGATCGTTACAATGTTTCAATTGTGGCCAACAATGAGAAGCAAGCAAAAGTTTCTTTTCGTGAAGTGTATGATGCGATTGAAGGTAAAGAAGTATTGGAAGACATGTTTTATTGCACTAAGGTTGAAATCCTTGGCAATGATACAAAAAGTGTTATACAGTATCATACATCTAACGCAGGTTCTAAAGATGGTCTTCGCGATGGTTGTGTTATTTATGATGAAATACATCGATATGAAAATTTTGATGTAGTTAACGTATTCTCTAGTGGTCTTGGAAAAGTACCGAATGCTAGGGAATTTTTTATTGGAACAGATGGATTTGTTCGTGATGGATTCTTAGACAAGATGAAAGAACGAGCAATGAATATTCTTAAAGGTGAAGAATTAGATGATCCGTTATTTCCTTTTATCTGTAAGATTGATGAACCAGGGGAAATCGATAATCCTGAAATGTGGGAAAAAGCCAATCCTATGTTTAGCGAGCCGAGAAGTTCTTATGCAAAAGGATTATTTAAAAAGGTTCTTACTCAATATAAACAACTAGTGAATAATCCATCTAATCGTGCGGAATTCATGACGAAACGTATGAATTATCCTGAAACAGATTTAACAAAGTCTGTAGCTTCATGGGAAGAAATATGGAGAACAAGCTATGAAGAAGATGGGGAAACACTTAGAGAAATTCCAGATTTAAGACACCGTCAAGCTGTGGGCGGACTCGATTACGCCAACATCAAAGACTTCGCAGCGGTCGGCCTTCTCTTCAAACATCGTGATAATTACATTTGGAAGACCCATTCATTTGTACGTAAAGGATTCTTGGATAAGGTGAAATTAAAAGCTCCTATTAAGGAGTGGGAAGAAAAGGGTCTGTTAACCATTGTGGATGAGCCAGTTATTAATATTAAACATATTGTAGATTGGTTTGTAAAAATGCGTGAAATGTATGGAGTAAATACAATAGTAGCCGATACATTCCGTCTAGATCTTGTAAAAACGGCGCTTGAAGCGGAAGGTTTTATATTGTTGTATATTCGTAATCCAAAAGCAATTCATTCTTTATTGGCCCCAAGGGTTGAAACTTTATTTGCAAATAATCAAATCATTTTTGGAGATAATCCATTAATGCGATGGTATACGAACAACGTCTACGTCCACATCAAAAAAGACGGCAACAAAGAATATCTGAAAAAAGATGAGTTTAGAAGGAAAACGGACGGATTCCAAGCTTTTATTCATGCATTATGGCAAGCTGATAACATCCTTGAAGATGAAGTTGAGTTTATGTTAGCTGATATTAAATTCTAATGAAGGGGGTGAGTACTATTGGATGGCTGGATAGTGTATTAAACAGAAATAAAGAAATAGCATTTATGTTTGATGTAGACATGTTTATCGATGCAACAAATAGGGTCCACATGAAACGATTAGTGATTGATACATGTATATCCTTTTTAGGTAGAACAATTAGCCAGTCAGAATTTAGAGTGAAGAATGGCAAAGAATTTGTAAAAGATGAACTGTATTATCGCTTAAATGTTAGACCAAATAAAAACATGACAGCAAGTACATTTTGGGAAAAATTCGTATACAAGCTTATTTACGACAATGAATGTTTAGTAATACAAGGTGATGATGGCGATTTGCTCATTGCTGATGACTTTCAACACAATGAATATGCTGTCTATGAAGATATTTTTACGAATGTTACGGTAAAAGACTATCTTTTTAAACGAAGTTTTAAACAGAGCGAAGTTATTCACGTCAAATATAGGAATGATAAGTTAACACCGCTTATTGATGGCCTTTTTACTGATTATGGTGACTTATTTGGTAGAATATTAAACTCTCAAAAGCGTAAAAATCAAATTCGTGGCACAGTTAACATGGATATGATCGGCGCTAAAACACAGGAACAAATAACAAAGTTACAAGAGTTTATAGACAATATGTATAAAGCGGTTGGCGATAAAGATATTGCTATTGTCCCACAACAAAAAGGAATTGAGTACAACGAAGTATATAATGGATCATCTAACGGTCCCACTGTGGACGAGATAAACAAAGTAACAAATGGTTTTTTAAATCAAGTTGCAATGGCTATTGGGATTCCCACGGCCTTGTTATACGGTGAAATGGCTGATGTAGAGAAACAAACGAAAAATTACATGCTTTTCACTATAAAACCATTGTTGAAGAAATTATCTGATGAAGCAAATGTGAAATTCTTTGAGATGAATGAGTATCTTGAAGGACAAAAAATTGAGGTTAAAGCTGTTTCTTATCAGAACATATTCGACCTTGCAACAAGCATCGATAAGCTTATTTCTTCTAGTGTATTTACTGGTAATGAGCTTAGATTAGAGGTTGGATATGACATTTCAAATGATTCGAATTTGAACAAGCATTATATTACGAAAAATTATGCTGAAACTAACACAAGTGAAGGAGGTGAGAAAGAAAATGACGGTGAAACTTGATATTAAAGGACCAATCATTTCTAATGATGATGCTTGGATTTATGAATGGTTTGAAATGGATGCAACAAGCCCAGGTATGGTTGCAAAAGAGCTCACTAATGCCAATGGTGAAGATTTGATTGTATCGATTAATAGTCCCGGTGGATATGTATATGAGGGATCAGAAATTTATACATCATTAAAAAATTATCCTGGTCATGTGGAAGTTCAAATTGTAGGTTTAGCTGCGAGTGCCGCATCTATTATCGCAATGGCTGGTGATAAAGTACGAATTGCTCCGACAGCACAAATCATGATTCATAATGCATCTATGTGGAATGCTGGAGATCATAGAGGAATGGAAAAGGCTGCTGATATGCTAAGGATAACAGATAAGGCGCTTGTAAATGCCTATGTCATTAAAAGTGGTAAATCAGAAGAAGAATTACTTAATATGATGGCAGAAGAAACATGGATGGGACCACAACAAGCATTAGAAAATAATTTTGTGGATGAAATCATGTTTATGGAGAATCCAATTAAAATGACTGCTTCCAATGCTGTTTCTTCTATGATTCCACAGAAAGTAATTGATGGTTTTAGAAATGGAACAATCAATAAAGGGAAAGCCGATGGAATTACAAAAGAAGATTTAAATGCAGCGATATCAGGATTAAAAAATGAAATCTTAAATGAGTTACAAAACAATACACAAGTACAACCAAAAGAGCCGAATCCGAAACCTGTAAAAAACAGTGGATTGCAAAGGCTCTTTTTAAATTTATAAAAATTGGAGGAAACACATAATGATGATTAAATTTAATAAATCTGAAGCATTTAGTAAGGCAAAAGCAAAATTAACGGATGCTTTAACAAATGCAGAAAGCACAGAACAGGAACAAACGGCAGCCTTTGAAAATTTCTTTGATGCAATGCAAACGGATGTGATTAACACAGTTCGTAATCAAGTAAATGATGAAATGTTAGATCGTTCTATTCTTCAACAACGCGGTCAAAATGTATTAACAGCAGCAGAAACAAAATTCTTTAATGCCGTTGTACAAGAAGGTGGATTTAAAGATGGTTCTATCCTTCCAGTAACTACACAAGAACGTGTATTTGAAGATTTAGTTAAGGAACATCCATTACTTGATGCTTTAGGGCTACAAGATTTAGGAGCAGTTACGAAGTTCATCTATTCTGATGCAACAAAAGCGTATGTATGGGGTGAATTATTCGGTGAAATCCGAGGACAAGTAAATGCAGCGTTTAGAGAAGAGAAGATTGGTCAACTTAAATTAACTGCATTTGCAGCTATTCCGAACGATATGTTAGAACTTGGGCCAGAGTGGGTTGAGCGATACGTTCGAACTTTATTAGTAGAAACGTATTCAGTAGGTTTAGAGTTTGGATTTGTAAATGGTGGTGGATCAGTAGCTCATCAGCCTGTTGGTTTAATGAAAGATGTAAATGCAACAACAGGAGCTGTTACTGATAAGAAATCGTCTGGCACATTAACTTTTGCTCCTTCAGAACATGGTGAAGTCATTGCTGGTGAGCTTTATGAGGTAGTAAAAGCATTATCTGTGGACGGAAAAGGAAAATCTCGCAAAGTATTAAATAAAATTGTAATGGTGGTTAATCCGATTGATGCTATTGGAGTACAAGCACGAAATACAATTCAAACTGCAAATGGTCAATGGGTGATGGCGTTACCTTATAACATTCAAACTGTGGAATCTGAGGAAGTTCCTGTTGGTAAAGCATTATTCTTTGTACAAGGTCAGTATCTTGCAGCGATTGCAGGTGGATACAAGCTTAAATCATTTGACCAAACATTAGCGATTGAAGATGCAACACTTTATACAATCAAACAGTTTGCTAACGGTAAACCAAAAGATAATAAAGCGGCTCTTGTATATGATTTAAAGATTTCATTTACGCCACCAACTCCACCAGCAACTAAATAAGGAATGATGTAAATGGATACAGTAATTTCAAATGAAATATTACAAGAGTTTAAAGAGAGGATGCACTTAGGTGATGAGGAAGACGATAACCTAAGACGTATCCTTTCTGCATCCAATGAAGATTTAGTTAGGGTTTGTGGTAATTATGATCTTAATAATGACGAGGTGTTCAAGGAGTTAGTCTTTGAACGCTCTCGTTATGTTTATAATGATGCACTTGAGTATTTTGAACAGAATTTTTTAAGTAGAATTAATAGTTTGAGCATCGACAAGGCATTAGAAGAAATTAAAGTGGACGGTGATTAATATGCGTCCTTTTCAGTATAAAAAGCCGTTAAATACAGGTGATTGCAGGAATCGAATTATCATTGAGCAACCTGAAGTGATAAAAGATGATCTAAATCAAGAAGTTGAAACAGGGAATTGGCAAGAAGTAAAAAAAGCGTGGGCAATGATAAAAACGGTAAAAGGTTCGGAGTACATTGAAGCCTCGGCTTCACAGTCTACAAGAATTTATCGGTTTGTAATTCCTTATACAACAGGTATTACAGAATTAATGCGAATTAAAATGAAGGGGCGTACCTTTGATATTATTGAACCGCCAATGAATGATGATGAAATGTTTCAAACATTGACCATCATTGCGAAGGAGCGTGTTTAGTATGAACGATTTCGCGAGTGATCTTGCTAGGGAATTACAAAGATATGCAAACGTAATTGAGGAAGATATTGAAGTGGCAAAAGTAGAGGTTACAGATAATCTTGTAAGTGAACTAAAACAAAAAAGCCCTAAGTTAACAGGGAAATATCGTAAAGGATGGCGCTCCACAAAACAAGGGAATAAGATCATTGTTCATAATGCTACAAGATATCAATTAACTCATTTGTTAGAGAAAGGTCATGCGAAAAAGGGTGGCGGTCGTGTTCCGGCTAAGGTTCATATTGCACCAGCTGAAGAAAAAGCAATAAATGATTACTTAGAGCGTGTGGAAAGGGCGATAAGACAATGACGTTAGCTGAATTGAAAAAAATATTAGATGCTACAGGTTATCCTGTGGCTTATTCGCATTTCACCGCAACACCTGGTAACCCTGTACCATCGCCACCTTATATTTGTATTCTTGTGGACGGCTCCGCAAACTTAATGGCAGATAACAAGGTCTATCACAAGATAAATGATTTAAATATAGAGCTTTATACAACTAGAAAAGATTTAGTTGCAGAAGCCAAACTTGAAAAAGTCCTGGACGATCATGAAATACCTTATGATTCTCCATTCGAAGGGATTATTGAAACAGAAAAAATATATCAAAAATTTTATGAAACGAGGTTGATTTGAATGAATGAAAATAAAGTATCTTTTGGTTTGAAAAATGTTCATTATGTACCATTCGAAGTAAAAGATTTTTTAGTTACGTTTGGAACTCCAATTCCTATGCCTGGTGGGGTTGAGTTAACTTTCGAACCACGCGGTGATTTAATTGAATTTTATGCGGATGACATGCTTTATTACTCAGCAGATAATAACCAAGGTTATGAAGGGACGTTAAATATTGCCAGGATTCCAGATCAATTTGCAATTGATGCATTAGGCGAGCAATTAGATGAAACGGACGGTGTATTGAATGAATTTGCTGACGCAAAAGGGAAATCTTTTGCATTTTTATTTGAATTTGATGGTGATGTAAAAGCAACTCGTCATGTAATGTACAATTGCTCAGCAAGCCGTCCTAACATTTCATCTAAATCAAAAACAAACTCTGCTGAGCCTAATACAAATGAACTAAAATTCGTTTCTAGTCCAATTGTGTTAGCTCCTGGTGGAAGACCAATGGTTAAAACAAAAACAACTTCTAAAACAACACAAGAAATTTATAATAACTGGTACAAAAAAGTGTATGTAAAAACACCTGCAGCAACAAAAGGAGCGTAATTAGATGGAAAAAACAATTGTAATAGATGGTAAAGATGTTCGATTGAAAAGTACAGCATCAACAGTTAAGCGTTACAAGGCTCAATTTAGACGTGATTTATTTGCGGATATGATGAGTTTAGGAGTTTTTAATTCACTACCATCTCAAAATGCTGAACAACCTAATATTGATCTTTCAAATGTTGATTTTAGTAGATTGGACTTTGAAGTGATTTACGATTTAGTTTGGCTATATGCTAAACAGGCTGATTCAAGTATTCCAGATCCAATTACGTGGTTAGATTGGTTTGAAGAGTTTCCTATTTACGACATCATTCCAGAAATTCAAGATATGATCCAAAGTACAATGGGAGCAAAAAAAAAATAACAGAAAATAATGAAGAGCAAGGAGCTTTCGGTGATGAAGAATTAACAACCGATACGTTCCTTGCTCTTTGTTATAAATCGAAGTTAACACACTTTGATTTGGAAGTCATGACGGTTGGTGATTGTTTTGATTATATTGCCGAATTTGCTGAACTAGAGAATCCAAAGAAAGACAAAGTAAGAAAAGCAACTCAATCAGACTATGACAATTTCTAATAAAGAGAGGTGAGAAAAACATGGCATCATCTCGAATAAAAGGGATTACAGTTGAAATTGGTGGAGATACCGTCGGCTTACAGAACGCTTTAAAAGATGTCAATAAACGTAGTAATGATTTAGCGAGAGAATTAAAAGATGTTGAACGTTTGTTGAAATTTAACCCTGGTAATGTGGAAGCTTTAGCACAGAAACAGGAATTATTAACTCAACGAATTGAAGCGACCACCGAAAAGCTTGATAAATTAAAAGAAGCTGAACAACAAGTACAAGCTCAGTTTGAACGCGGTGACATTGGAGAAGAACAATATCGGGCGTTTAGACGTGAAATTGAGTATACAGAGGGATCGCTTCGAGGATTAAAAAATAATCTTGCTAATATGAAAGCCGAGCAAGAAAGCGTAGCGAATTCAACAAGGCAGTTAGAGACTCTTTTTCAGGCTACTGGAACAAATGTTAATCATTTTGCAGATGCATTAGGTAATCATCTTACAAATGCTATTCGACAAGGCACCGCAACTTCCAGACAATTAGAGCAAGCTTTGGAGCTAATTGGACGTGAGGCGTTAGGGGCCGAAACTGATATTGAGAGGTTACAACGTATTCTTAGGTCTGTGGATGATGGAAACTCTATTGAAAACGTTCGAGATGAACTAAGAGAACTATCCCGTGAAGCCGAAAGAGCTGAAGATAGTATTAAAAAATTAGATATCGGCTTGGAAAACGTCATTGGTGGTTTGGCTGCTGGTGGCGGTATTTCTGCGGCAATTGAGCAAGCGCTTGATATGTCTAAGTTAAAAACGAAAATAGATATAACATTCGATGTTCCCGAATCCTCAAAAAGGTCAGTGGAAGAAGCTGTTAGAGGAATTTCCGCATACGGTTTGGATGCTGAAGAAGCACTTGAAGGTGTTAGAAGACAATGGGCATTAAATAAAAATATCAGTGATGAAAGTAATGCAGCAATTGTAAAGGGTGCAGCGGCAATTGCCCAGGCTTATGAGGGAATAGATTTCACTGAGTTGATCCAAGAGACAAATGAAATCGCGCACGAGCTTGGTATAACAAACGACAGTGCGCTTGGGTTAACTGCCGCTTTGTTAAAGGTTGGATTTCCCCCCGAACAATTGGACATTATTGCTGAATATGGAGGGCAACTAACACGAGCCGGATACCAAGCTGAGGAAGTACAAGCCATTATGGAAGCTGGGGTTGAAACGGGTACATGGAATATTGATAATCTCTTAGACGGATTGAAAGAAGGACGTATTAAAGCGGATGAATTTGGTCAAGGTGTCGATAAAGCTATGAAAGAAGCCCTTGAAGGTACTAATATTTCAGCTGAGCAATTAGAAAAGTGGGGGCAATCTGTGGCTAAAGGTGGCCGAGAAGGTTCCGCCGCTATGACAGAAATTGCTAAAGCGCTTGTTCAAATTGAAGATGAAACAAAACGAAATGAGATAGGTGTTAAACTCTTTGGAACGATGTACGAGGATCAAGGGCAAAACATTACTAATACATTAATTGGCGCTCAAGAAAAAGTAATAGATTTTGATAAGAACCAACAGAACTTAAATGAATCTATTAAAAAAATGGATGCAAACCCAGCTGTGAAGTTTCAAAAAGCAATGGAAGATTTAAAAATGGCTCTTGAACCTGTACTATCAGTTATAGCTGATCTTATCTCTAAATTTGCTGAATGGATTTCTAATAATCCACAATTAGCAGCAACACTCACAGCTGTTGCTGTAGCTATTGGAGTAATTGCAGGGGCGATTATGGCTTTAGCACCAATTGTCGTCACCATATCGACCATTAGTTGGGCAATGGCAGGATGGATTGCACTTTTTGCTATTATTATTGCTGCTGTAGTTGCCTTAGGTGTTGTTATTTATCAAAACTGGGAATCTATTAAAAATTGGACAATAGATACCTATAATTTTATTAAAGACTATTTGTCTGAATTGTGGAGTGGAATTGTCGAAACCGCATCTAGTTGGCTTTCATCGCTTGTCGAAACGGTATCGGGCTGGTGGTCATCTCTTGTGGAGACAACAACAGGTTGGCTTTCTTCACTTGTTGAAACAGCATCCTCATGGTGGTCTTCCTTAGTAGAAACCGCGTCTTCTTGGCTATCTTCTTTAGTGGAAACTGTATCTGGTTGGTGGTCATCAATTGTCGAAACGTCAGCTCAATTTTTTGGTCAACTGAAGCAATTTTGGGAGGAAACCTGGAATTCTATACTTGCATTCCTAGATCCAATTATTTCGTTAATTTCAACAGTCCTACAAGCTGGATGGTTACTTATTCAAGCCGGTACGCAAATTGCGTGGGCTGCAATATGTAAATACATTATCGATCCGATTACAGAAGCGTATAACTGGGTGAGTGGAAAAATTGGTGAGTTAGTTACCTGGTTAAGCGGGAAATATGAGGAAATAAAATCCGCTACGTTAGCAGCCTGGTCTTTATTCAAGCAATATATTGTTCAGCCAGTCCAAGAAGCATGGAGTTGGGTGAAAGAAAAGCTTGGCGATTTGGCAAATTGGATACTTGGCAAATGGGAAAATATTAAATCCGCTACGTTAGCAGCCTGGAATTTAGTGAAACAATACGTGATTGAACCGATTGTTTCTGCTTATAACAGTGTGAAAGAAAAAGTCACAGAAATGTATAACACAGCCAATGAAAAATTTAATGCCATTAAAAATGCTGCTAGTGAAAAATTTAATGCTGCCAAAGAAGCGATTGTTGGTCCAATCCGTGATGCTGTTGATACAGTAAAAGGTTGGATTGATAAACTTAAAGGATTCTTTGAGGGGCTTAAACTAAAAATCCCGAAACCAGAAATGCCACCTCTCCCACATTTCAGCTTACAAACTAGTACAAAATCCATTTTAGGAAAAGACATTACTTTCCCTTCAGGTATCAATGTAGATTGGCGCGCAAAAGGTGGTATCTTTACACAGCCGACTATATTTGGGATGAACAACGGTAAACTTCAAGGAGCTGGTGAAGCTGGACCAGAAGCGGTTTTGCCTTTAAACAAAAAAACACTTGGAGACATTGGTAAAGGAATTGCAGCTACTATGCAATTAGAGTCGCCAAACACACAATTGGTTGATGTTGTGGGAACCATGAATCAACTTGCTAGTGATATGAGCCGTATGATGGCTAATTCCATGAATCAATTATCGGGATTAAAAAGTGTAATGAGCGGTGTATATAACAATATGTCCAGCGGTAGACAGGCCATGACTAGCAATATTACAAATCCGACATTTAATTATCCTACTTTCAATCCTGGAGTAACTGGATCATTCCCAATGCAAGGTGGAGACTTAATAATTGAAGTACCTGTTGTTTTAGAAGGTCGAGATGTTGCGCGAGGAACTTATCGATATACATCTGAATACCAGAGAAGAGAAGAAACGAGAAACTCAGCCTTTTAGGTATGGGTTTCTTTTATTTTATAGAGAAACGGGGTGTCTAAATGAGTTCTTTTACATTTAATAATCAGCGGAAAAAATTCATTCAAATTGAAAAAGGATGGAAAAGACCAACTTGGGCGCCGTTAAAAAGAAATTTATTGCAAGTTCCTAATTATCCAGGGGCGAGATTATTAAATACACAGACCGATATTCGTGTTATTCCAATTCCAGTAGGAATTATCGTTCCAGATGGCTCTAACCTTGAAAAAATTAAGGAAGAAATTGCAGATTGGTTAATTACAGATCATCCACAAGAACTTGTTTTTGATGTGGAGCCAGGTAGAACTTATTTAGCTGTAGTAGATGAAAGCTTTGATCCAGATGAGTTTGTAACTCTCGGCACAGGAACAATTAAATTTATCTGTCCTATGCCTTATAAACTTGGTGCAACAAAGACCTACGAATTCGAACGAAAGTGGTCTACAGAAATCACTTCCCGTTTTAGAAACAATGGAAGTGTAGAATCACCGGCTCTCATTGAGATTAAGGTTGGAGAGCCGAGTACATTCCTTGATGTTTGGTATGGTGCATATCCACATAATCGGAATTACTTTCGTATTGGTTATCCTCTCACTGTGGAAGAAACAACTGTACAAGAGCGAGAGCGTGTGTTGTGGGATGATATGTCAACTATAATTGGATGGACTCCTGTGACACAATTCGATGATGCGAAAGGAACCGGAACTTTCAAGTCAAGAGATGGCTACGCTCTTTACTGTGGTGATTATGGACAATCTAGCGGATTCCACGGTGCATTAGCTAAGAGAAATATACCAGGTGGCCCGATTCAAGATTTTGAAATGGAAGCATATGTGCGTTTAAAATCTACAAACATTGGACAAATGGGACGCGTTGAAGTATTACTTTTGGATGATGCAAGTAATCTTGTAGCCAGAATCAATATGAATGATTTATATTGGGATGCGGAAATCACAAAGGCTCATATGAAAATTGGTAATGCAGGAACTCCAGGTAGCTTACGTAAGTTAGTTGATACAAATGGTGCACATCCGAATACGTTTAATCAATTCTACGGTAGACTTAGGGTCGCTAGACGAGGGAATCAGTGGTCTGTTTATGTAGCAAGATTCCAGGACGGTACAGAAATTGACGATGCTTCATTTGTCGAGCGGTGGATTGATGGAAGTGGAAATCCAATGACGAGCAGAAAAGTAGCACAGGTAATGATTTCAATTATGAGTTGGGATGCAAACGAACCTGTTGATGTTATGCAGATCGATGATTTGAAAATTTGGAAAGTCAATAATGTTAACAGTAATACGAAGCCTTATATATTTGATAAAGGTGATCGGATTGTTATAGATACAGAGAGAAGCCTTGTAACTGTGAACGGTAAAAATGCTATTAATATAAAAGATATTTTTAGTGATTTCCCAACTGTAATACAAGGCGATAACCGTATTGACATCATGCCTTCTAACGTTGGAATAGCAACAATTAGTTATAGGGAGCGATATAGATGAATAGTGGAATATTTCACGTTGTTGATTTTAAAACCGAACAAATCGTTTCTGCTATCCAGTCGAATGATTATTGGGATGATAAACGCCACTGGGAAATTAAAAACAACATTGATATTTTAGAGTTTAAAGTATTTGATAATACGGACCATGCAGCAACATTAATGCAACAAAATTTAGTGTTAAAAGAAGTAAGAGATGGTCGTATCGTTCCCTACGTTATTACAGAGGCGGAAAAAGATTCTAATGATAGATCAGTAACAATCTATGCCTCTGGTGAATGGATTCTGTTGGCTAAGGCAGGGATTATCAAGCCACAACGAATTGAATCAAAAACTGTAAATGAATTCATGGACATGGCGCTCGCAGGAACGAAGTGGAAACGTGGTAAAACAGAATATACTGGATTCCACACAATGACTATTGATCAATTTATTGATCCACTTAAATTCCTAAAAGATATCGCTTCGCTATTTGATTTAGAAATTCAATATCGTGCTGAAGTTGTAGGCTCTCAAATCGTTGGCCGTTACGTTGATATGATTAAAAAACGCGGCAGAGATACTGGAAAAGAGGTTACGCTCGGTAAGGACTTAGTTGGTGTTAAACGTATTGAAAACTCTCAAAACATTTGTACAGCTCTCGTGGGATGTGTGAAAGGTGAAGGTGATGAAGTAATCACCATTGAGCCTATCAATAACGGGCTTCCTTATGTCGTAGATAATGATGCATTTCAACGTTGGTCTGAAAACGGTCAACATAAATTCGGTTTCTACACTCCAGAAACAGAAAATACAGATATGACACCAGAACGTCTCATGACCTTAATGAAAACAGAACTAGCAAAACGTATTAACACTTCTGTTACTTATGAAGTTGAAGCGCAAGATATTGGCCGTGTGTTCGGATTAGTGCATGAGCTAATCAATGAAGGCGATACAATTCGAATTAAAGATACAGGATTTACACCTAAGCTATACCTTGAAGCTCGCGCTATCGCTGGTGATGAATCATTTACAAACCCAATACAAGATAAATATATCTTCGGAGACTATCGTGAGATTACGGATCAAAATGAAGAATTAAGGAAGTTATATAATAAAATCCTTGCTATTTTAGGAGATAAAGCTAACAAAGAATTATTAGAACAACTGGAAAAGCTAGCTGAAGAAGCAAAGGAACAATCTGAACAAGCTGTGAAAGAGTCTCAAGTAGCTAAAGACTTATCTGAAAAAGTACAAGAAAATATAAGGAACTTTCAAACCACTATTATTGAGAGTGAAGCGCCACCAGAAACAGGACTAGAACCAGGGAAAACCTTATGGCGTGATATTAGTCAAGGTAAGCCTGGTGTTTTAAAAATATGGACAGGTATGGAATGGGATCCAATTGTTCCTAACGTTGAATCCATAAAAGGCGATGTTCAAAAAGCTGTAGAGGAAGAGCTGTCTACACTTCAAGAAACTATTAATAGTAAAGTTGATAAAACGTGGGTCGATGAGCAGATTAAAGACAAGGCTGATAAATCAGGTGTTTTTACAAAAGATGAGATTAAAGATGGCTTTGTTGGAAAGCAAACTTACGAAACAGACAAAGAAGGCAACATTAAGAAATTCGAGGAAATTAACACTACTTTCGAGCAGACTAATGAAGCGATTAGTTCAAAAGCAGAGAAGCAAAGTATTACGGATTTAGGTAATAACCTTTCGGAAATATCGAAAACTGCTAACGAAGCGAAACAAACAGCTGAAGGTAATTCACGCACTATTTCTGAAGTAAGCTCGAAAGTTTCAAACGTAGAGAAGACAACAGATGAATTTACTAAGAAAACAACACAAATCGAAGAAACAGTAGATGGTATTACAGAAAAAGTCACAAAGGTTGAAAATACTCAAAATTCATTTGAGCAACGTGTGACTACCGTAGAAAAAACAGCATCTGAAATTAAGAGTACCGTAACAGGAATAACTGAAGTGCAAGATGAACAAGGTCAACAGATTAAAGAGCAAGAATCCCAATTAAAACAAGGTCTTGATCAAATTTCCTCTAAAGTATCATCTAAGGAAATGAAGGATTATGTGGGTGGTTTAGGATCACAAAACCTTATTTTAAACTCTCAATTTGTCAACAGAACAATAAATGAAAAAGGTATCGTAACACAAGAAATACCATCTCTAAGAGAGTGGAATAAATTAGGGAATACTGAAACGGCAGCAAATAGCATGAAGCGTCTAGATGGTGATAACACCTTATTTATCAATTGTTATGATAAACAATCTTCTTCTTATTATGGTGCAGAGCAATCAGTTCCAGTTAAAGGTGGAGAGTCTTTAGTGGCTTCCATCGAGTGTTTCACAACTAATAAAGATGGAATTGACTATGGAGTGATGCTTGAAATCCAATTTTGGAATGGATCGAATTATATCTCGTTCACCATGAAAGAATTGTCGATAACAAATGACATGTGGAGAAAAACAGAATTACCTTTCGCTGTACCTAGTGGTTGCAATAAAGTCATATATAAAGTTTATGTAAGAAAAAATGGTATGGTTTGGATAGCCCATCCTATGTTACAAGCAGGCTCTCAATCTTCAAGTTTCATGCCAGCGCCTAAAGATTTGTTCGATTACAACGATACAATCAATAAAATAGCTGATAAGATTTCAACTGAACAATTCAACAAAGTAACTACTAATATGCAAACATCTATTGATCAGACTAACGAGCGACTAAAATTTACAGTGAATAAGACTGAAGTTTATACAATTGAAGAATCTAACGGTAAATTCGCAACACAAGCATATGTAAAATCAATGGAAGCAAAAATTGATTTAAATGCTGAAAATATCTTATTGTCAGTTAAAAAAGGTGAAGTTATTTCATCCATTAATCAATCAGCGGAAAGAATTAAAATTGCAGCAGAGTTAATTGACTTGGTAGGAAAAGTAGAGGCTTCTTGGATTAAGGCCGGATTACTACAAGGGACGACAATTAAAACGAGTAATACAAATGAGCATATTTACATGCAAAATCAAGTGCTTAAATTTGTAAATCAAGGTCACGCGAAGATTGTCATTGGTTTTGAAGATGAGCGTCAAAGCAAAACTTTCAATCCATACATCATTCTCGGTGAAGGTGACGGTACAGGGAGAAACTTCGGAAGCATCTATAAAGATGGTAATGGTGTTTACTATAGATTTGTGGATAGTAACGGTGCAGAAAGTAGCGTTCGATTAACAGCAATGGGGAATGTCGGAATTACAGCCCAAAACGATATGTATCATACAGCGAAAAACATATTTTTAGATGGTAAAACCATTGTTACGATTAACAATAATGGTAAAAACGTTGCAAGTTTTAAAGCTGCAAACGGTGGTGGCGATTGCGATATATATTTAGGCAGTCACACCATTCGTTCCTCCACAGTATCTGGATACGATCAACTTTTGCAAATAAAAAACCTTATGGGGAACGGATTTAAAGGGATAGAAGTTGCTGAAGTTACCGCACATGGGGGAATACGATCTGATACAAACTTATGGGCAGAAAAAGATTCGTATGCAATGCAACATATCAACAGATCAACAGAGAAGATTAAAACATCTGTACACGATTTACCATTTTCAGCTTTAGATAAAATACGTGGATTAAAGGTTAAACAATACTTTTTGAAGCGTGATATGTACGAGTTATATCAAATGAGAATGAATAGACCTGAAGACAGATTAGCTCCATACACAACAGAAGATATAGAGGTACAATACGGCTTAATCGCCGAAGAAACAGATGAAATATTTACTACAAAAGAAAAGGATGGAATTAAGTTATATCCTACAATATCCATTCTTACAGCAGGTGTACAAGAATTAGAAGTTAAACAAGATGAAAAAATTAAAGCTTTGGAGGAAAAACATGAGGAAGAAATCAAGAGAATAGAAGAAAAACACAATGCAGAAATGAATGTTATGAATCAAAGGGTCGAAACTTTAGAAGCCCTGTTTCAAAAATTAATAAACGAGAAAACGGAGCAGTGATAAGCTGGTCTTTTTTATTTTGAACAAAATACGGATTCGAATAGAAAAAAGGAAGACTTTAACTTTCTTTTTCTTTAATATAGAAAGAGAATACATGTTTTATAGGAATTGGATATGTGGGGTGAATGTGTGGAACAGTTTATTTCGATAATTATATTTTCTTTACCAGGATTACTTGCTTATTTTTGGTTGCAACTATTTGGCTTAAATCCAACAGTAAAGCATACACCAACTGAAATGGTTGGGCTTTCCGCTTTGCTGTGGGTTCCTATTACAGGGTTGACCATCATTTCATATAATTTATTTGTATACATCTTCAACATACCAGTCATGAATATTACAAGTGTTGAAGATATTCGTATTTTATCTAATCAATTATTATTTTTATTGTTTTTTGTAATCCTAAGTACAATTTTTAGCTTCTTAATCGCTTATGTTTGGGGCAGAAATTTATATAAGTTAGTCTTAAATTTAGTCAATAAAGTTAGGGTGAAACGTAAAACTTCTATGCTTTCAGAAGACACGAGCGTATGGGATTCTTTCTTCTTTAGTCTTGAACAAGAAGAAGAACAGCCCATGATTGTGGAAATGTATAAAATGGATAAACCAACTGAGAGGGTATATGGAGCTGTGATTAGGATGTCCCGTCCTTTTGAGACGGAACGATCCCTGGTTCTTGATCAATCGCAGGAATGGGAGCGAGCCCATAAAGACTACCAATATCCTGTTAAACGAAGTTATGTAGATGTGAAATCGGGAATGGTAGTTAATGAGTTGGATTATTTAAATCCTACAATACCTATTAATCACGTGGCGGTGGAGCCCCAAGTGTAGGCTTTTTCCCTGAATTATCGGGTAGCGGTCCAGAACCACCAGCTGGTTTTGAATCTTTAGACATAGTAGAACCTCCTTTCTGAGTCAGACCTTTACCGTTTGCCATCACTCTTTAGGTGGTAAAGGTGCTGAGTATGTAGGTCTTTCTCCTGAACGAATTTCACGCGGTGTAGGCGTTGCAGTCGTTTTAGGAGTATTTGTTTGATTTGTATTAGACATGTTACCCCCCCCTTTCTTCCAAATAATACAATAATTTTTGAAAGAATTCGACAAAAAATTAAGAGGTCATTATACAAGTTTAAGAGAAGCGAATATGCTTCTCTTTTTATTTTGAGGAGATGATCAGTGTGAAACGAATAGTAGACCAAGCAATTTATGAAAAGCATGTTAGCCAAGAAAACAAAAACCTAGTCAAAGATTTTCTAATTGAAAAGAAAGCACAAGGGAAAGCGGCAAGCACTTTACAGCAATACAATTGGGACTTACGAATTATTTTGTTTCTTATACATGAACACTTCGATAATAAATGCCTTATTGATTTAACACGGAAAGACATTCGAAATTTATCAATTATATTTCAAGAAATGGAAATGTCTAATTCCCGTGTTAATGGATTAATGAGCGCACTTCGCTCAGCGCTTGAATTTTGTGCTGACGATGATGACTATGATTATGAATTTAATGTCGGCTCAAGGGTACGTGGTTTACCCAAGAGTCCAGTCAGAGAAATAACTTTTATTACAGAAGACCAGATTAATTGGCTAATTGATAAATTGATTGAACAAGAAAAGTATATGTTGGCAACTTATTTGGCAATTTCTTATTACAGTGCGGCCAGAAAAAATGAAGTTTATCAAGTGCAAAAGGAAGGATTGACAGAAAGATTCTACACAAATGTAGTCCGTGGAAAGCGTGGTAAAAAGTTTAGATTATATTACAATCCCCGAGTGCAAAAATGCATTCGTTTATATATAGATCAGCGCGGTAAGGATGCTATTACAGATTTATTTGTACGTGTTTATAAGAATGGCGAGAGAAGACTTTTAAATAAGAGTGTATTCAATTATTGGTGCAAGATTTTTACTAAAATGCTATACGAGAAAGAAGGAAAGCAAATCAAGATTAATCCACACTGTTTTCGTCATAGCAGATTAGATAATTTAAAAGTTCAAGGAATACCATTAGAAAAATTAAAATCTCTTGCGAACCATTCAGATATTTCCACAACTGAATCGTACCTAAAGGACAGAAGTGAAGAGGATATTGCGGATATTTTTGGAATGGACCCAAGTTATTTTGTGGCTTAAAAAGGAGGAAAGAAAGTGGATCGTATTGATGTATTAGTAAAAACATTTGTAACAACATTCGGTGCCTTTTGTGGATATTTTTTCGGAGGGTGGGACACAGTATTGCAGATTCTAGTGATTATGGCAGCAATTGATTACCTCACAGGTATGATTGCAGCAGGGTATAACGGAGAGTTGAAAAGTAAAGTGGGTTTCAAAGGCATCGCCAAAAAGGTGGTGCTTTTTCTTTTGGTAGGAGTAGCATCTCAATTAGATGCAGCCTTTGGTAGTAACAGTGCTATTCGTGAAGCGACAATTTTCTTTTTTATGGGTAACGAATTGTTATCAATCTTAGAAAATGCTGGTCGTATGGGTATCAAGTTACCTTCGGCATTGTCAAATGCAGTTGAGATTTTAGGTGGCAAACAAAAACAAGAAGAGAGAAAAGGAGATGTGAGTAATGGAGATTAAACAAATGTTAGTACCAGAAAGTCGTTATCCAGTCTTATGCCCATATGCAATGAACCCAACAGAGATTACAATTCATAACACTTATAATGATGCTCCTGCTATAAACGAGCGAAATAACGTTGCTAATAATAGCAATGGAACATCATTTCATGTAGCCGTGGATGATAAAGAAGCTATTCAATTAATTCCTTTTCACAGGAATGCATGGCATGCTGGTGATGGCAATAATGGAATGGGAAACCGTCATAGTATCGGAGTAGAAATTTGCTATTCGAAATCTGGTGGCGAAAGATATCGTAAGGCAGAATTAAATGCTATCAAGGTTATTCGTCAATTAATGGATACTTTTAATATTCCTATTTCTAGAGTGAAAACACATCAGGAAAGAAACGGGAAGTATTGCCCACACAGAATGTTGGATGAGGGAAGAGTTGGATGGTTTAAATCACAATTAACACAAACTAGCCAAAAAACTGAAGGAGTGGAGATTATAGTGAATACATTTAATAAAGTTGTTACTTATGAATTTGGGACATCATTAGTACCTGAAATGATAGGGATGATGGATGCTCTTGGTTATGAATCTCGTATTGTCTCTTTTGGAGATAGACAAGGGTTAGTTAGATTTGAAACAGCATATCGACAAGGAAATGAGTTAGATAAAGCGACAGCATGGTTAGATGCAAAAGGCCTTAAATATTACTATACAAAAGAATAGTTTTATGAACAAAAATAAGAGCCGTCCTTTGGGCGGCTTTTTTTATTGCTATGATATTTAGAATTTACTTTTAGATAATGCGCGTAAAATTGGTTTTATGATTTTACTCATTATGCGGAATCCGTTAAAAATAGACCTCACAACTTGCATAGCATTGTCCCCTACTTTCGCACTTTATAAATCTGAAATTTTTCTAACCTCTTTTTCCTTCGCTTTAAATTCCTTTTTATATTGTTTGAAATCTTGTTTGCTAACTCTAAATTTTTCACCAGTAGCTACATTTTTCACTAAATATGTTTTAGTTATTGAGAAATAATAGATTAAAAATAATATACAAGATATCGATAAAGTCGGAATACCTAAGACAAACGCTATAATAAATAACACTATATCCAATCCCGTAAACATTCGTTGCAAGACAATTCTCTTTCCTGCGGCAGCTTCCGATTGCTGTAATTGTTGCATGCGTTGTAACGATGCGACAGTATCATAACTCATACAATCATCTCCTTTTATAGTGTTAAAATTGAAGTTTATTTCTTATGTATGTTCTTTTGAAGCAACTACACTATTTATATACATTTTTTCTACCTGTTCTTTGTTATAACCATACAAAAGAGTTTCCTTATCATCGATAAATAAACAAGTGCCAATTTGAAAACCTCGACACCCAGCCATAAATTTCGGAAGTTTAGGGATATATCCAATGGCTTCAATGTCCATTAAAACAAAACGTACTGGAATTGCTTTTCTATTTTGCTGTATGCCTTTAAACATATGATTCATAAACGAAAGAATTCGATTTCCCATATCAGGCATAAAGTTTTCTTTCTGTTGATCTTCATCAGAATACGTAAAGTAAACAACTATTTTTTTCTTTAACAATTGTAACAAATCTTGTTTTGTATTCGGATGTATTTCTGTATAAGGAAGCAACAGTGTTTCGTAACCTTGAGCATATTTATGTGAAGATGTCCTCTGATACATAATACCTTTGTAATCTAATATGAATAAGGATTCTTCCTCACATTCTTTAATGAATTGCTCCACTTCAATTAGTCCTTCTTTATGATCGTAATATTCCTCAATAATTCGATTCAATGTTTTGAATGGTGGTTTATACATATTGTTCACTCCTGGTCTTTATTCTTCTCTTGTTGTTTCTCTAATGATAATTCTTCTGATGTTTTTCGTCTTACTGTAACTTTTACACCGTAAAGCTTTTCATAAACTTCTTCGAAAACTTCTTCTATTTTCCTTTTTCCAGGTATTTCCTCAACGATAAACCCATTGATTTTTCTTTTTTTAATCAAAAACATTCACTCCTCATCGATTATCCATATTTCTTCAATTGGTTTTTTTAATTCTTTGCAAATCATATATGCAGTATCAAATCGTGGTTGAGTTCTATTACGAACGATAGCACTAAGGGTGGATCCGTCAATACCAATTTTCTTAGCGAAATCACTTTGTTTAATATCCATTTCTGCAAAAATAATTCTTAATCTACATTTAAATTTCACGAATAGTCACCTCGATAAATTAATTTCTAGATATAAACTATGATTCCTGTGTAAAAAGTACAAGTTATATAGAAAAAAAGTGATGTGGACACGCAAAAATATATTTCTATGTCATATACCTATATTACTTCCACTTGGAAGACTACGAGGAAGTTAGGACATCAAGAAGGGAGAGTGAATACATGCGTTGGAAGTATGCACACCTTAATGAAACGCCTTACCTTTATTCTTCGAAACATTTAAAGCAAATGTATAACCAATCCAGATCAAGAGGAGAAGCAGAGTCCATCTTAAATCACATGGGAAATCATAAAGTATTAAACCAAAAAGAGTATAAAGGTTACTTTAACTTGTCGCAGATTATTGAAGAAGATTTGTATGGAGAAGAAGAGGATATTCTTGATTGGGAAATTTTAATGGATTGCTATGATGTTGTTCTTACAAGAAACGGGATTAAATTTCGTGAGAAGGAAGAGGAGGAATAGCTATGACACTTGCAGGGGAAGCGGTAATTATTTGGACGGCAACAGGGTTGTCTGTAGTTGTAATGAAAGTAGCTGAGAAAATGGGTAAGAGTGTTCCACATTGGCTTCCACGTATGACCTTGTACACTACACTTACAGGCTCGTTTTTATACCTTCTACGTTATGTTCTCGTTTTGTTTCTATGAAGGAATACGATGTGGAAATTTATCAGTACATGTGCCACAAGGGATTGAGCTTGTACTTAAGTATTCCTTGAAACAGGGATATATACCCTCTATAAGAGGGATATAGGGAGTGATTATATGTTGGAGTTGCTACTTGTCCCAACGATAGCAATAATTTTCGCTTTATATAGTGATAAGTTCAGAAATGAAAATGATAATCGTAAGAAAATACAAGTATTTTTTGAAGTGAGTGGAGTTGCTATCAGAAGGGAAGAAAAATTACTGTATCCAGTTTTCCTTGAACGGATAGAGGATGATCGCAGTACTACTTATGTGTATCGTTTGCCGTTAGGCATGCCTAGTAAAATCATTCAAAAAGTGGAGGACGTAGTAGGTGAGGGACTGAATAAACCCGTACGAATTCAATTTGATAACTATAAGTTAAATATTCGTGTATTTCATAAGGAAATACCGAAGAAATGGGAGTGGTCTACAGTTCTAATTGAAAAAGATAAATGGCTTGTACCGATAGGGCAAAGTTTAGAAAAGATTATCTATCATGATTTCGACAAGACGCCACATATGACATTAGGTGGCTTAACAAGAATGGGGAAAACAGTTTTTTTAAAGAATGTGGTGACATCACTTATCACCGCACAGGCAGATCATACTTATTTATACATTATCGATTTAAAAGGTGGATTAGAGTTTGGACCATATCAAAATTTAAAACAGGTTGAATGTGTTGCGGAGAAACCAATTCAAGCTTTTCAGGTGTTAAATACAATCCTTGAAAAGATGGAAGAAAAGATGCGTTATATGAAGGAAAGACACTATACAAATGTTGTGGAAACAAATATAAAAGAACGTTATTTTATTATCGTCGATGAAGGGGCTGAATTGTGTCCTGACAGAAGTATGAAGAAAGAGCAGCAAAAGCTATTAGGGGCTTGCCAACAAATGCTTGCTCATATTGCACGTATAGGAGGAGCGCTTGGTTTTAGATTGATTTTTTGTACACAGTATCCAACTGGTGACACATTACCACGCCAAGTTAAACAGAATTCAGATGCAAAACTTGGTTTCAGATTGCCCACTCAAACAGCTTCACAAGTTGTTATTGATGAATCGGGACTGGAATCAATACAGAGCATTCCAGGGCGCGCTATTTTCAAAACGGATAGGCTTACTGAAATTCAAGTACCTTACATTAGTAATGAAATGATGTGGAATCATTTAAAACGATATGAGGTGGAGAAACATGAGAATGCAAACACATATGCAAATCAATCGTCAGATGGCGATACTTGCGACGATTAGGAAGCTAGAATTTGCAACAAGAAGGCATTTAATGTGTGTGCATGATATGGGTGGTATAAGAAATGCAAATCGCATTATGAAAGACTTGTCTGCTTATACAAGTAAAGTGATTTATAAAAAAGAGTATGTATATTATTTAAATCAATTGGGTCACAAGTTATTTGGAGAGGGAAAGGTAGTGCATCATGGGAGAGTTGCACACGCTATCCTACGTAATGAAGCGTGGTTACACCTATTTTGTCCAGATGATTGGCAAGTTGAAGCAGAAATACGCTATAAAAAGAATGGAGAGAAGAAGCGGATCATTCCTGATGTTAAGTTCCGTGATGAGGAAGGTATACTGCATGCAGTAGAAATAGATCGAACTCAAAAAATGGTTATAAACGATCAGAAGTTAAAATGCTATGAGGAGTTTACAAGGATATATAAACAGAAATATAACGGAAAAGTGCCAGAAATCCATTTCTTTACGATTACAAAATATAGAGAAAAGAAACTGGAGCAACTGGCAGTAAAAAATGATGTGTTTGTAAAAGTATATGTTATACATGAAATATAA